GGTATGCAATCCACTAGTGTTTACTATGCTAATGTTGTATATGGTGGAATGACTGGCGCTGGAAGAACTCATGGTTTGCAAGTTAAATCAGAAGTTAGTAATATATATGCAAAAGTAAGTTTATATGGAATAAAGGACTCATAATATGGCATACACATGGAACGACGTTGGTGATAGACCAGATAAAGTACTTAGTCAATCTGAGAAAGAAGCGATTGCAGCTGAATGGAACAGATATGAAAAAGATGATAAACCAGCATCAGACTTAGAAAATTTAAGATTACTAAGAAACAATTTATTAAGTCAATCAGACTGGACGCAGAATAGAGATGTTACTCTTTCAAATGATGCAGATTGGAAGACATATCGTCAAGAACTTCGTGATATAACTAAAACATATAAATCATTAAGTGATGTAAAATGGCCTACTCCACCGGAGTAAAATCTTTCAAGAAGAATGTAAATTAATTTAAGTTAGAAGACTAAACTTGTATAAATAATCTAAAATATGGAGAATCGATATGGAAAATGAAATAATTGAAAACAGTGATGAAATGGATACAGAGGCAGAAATACAAGATGAAGATCAGCTTGTAGATGAAGTCGAAGATACTGAAATGGAAGCTGATGAAGTAGAACCAGAGGCTGAAGTTGAAGTAGATCCTATTTCTGAACTTATAGGTTCCATTGAAGCAAAAGACTACGTTGCTGCTAGTAACACATTTAATGATATACTAGGGCAAAGACTACAAGATGCGTTAGAAACCGAAAAGGTTGCTATCGCTGATACTTTATATAACGATACACCGCCAGATACTACAGATGAAATTTCAGACGAAGACATAGAAGATACTGAAGAAGATAATACAGCACAATATGAAGAAGAATCTGTAGCCGCAGCATGAAATTCACAGATTTAAGAAACTCTTTGATTGAGAATAAAAAACTCAAGTTGAAGGGAACTACGATCGAAATAAAGAAAGTAGGTCGAATGTATCGTGCTATGGTGGACGGTGACAAGTTAGATGATTATGCGACTGAAATGCAGGCTATGAAAATGGCCAAAGAATTTATAAAACAGTATAAAGGAAAATAGATGAAGCTAATTACCGAATACACACAGAATGACATCCAGTGCATGGTCACCGAAGAAAAAGGCGGAAAGAAGAACTACGTCATTGAAGGTGTATTCGCACAGGCTGAAAAAGAAAATAGAAACAAAAGGTTCTATCCTAAAAGTGTACTAGAACCCGCTGTTGAAAAGTTCGTTAAAGAACAAGTAACTACAAATAGAGCTGTTGGAGAATTAAATCATCCAGAAGGTCCAACAGTTAATCTGGATAAGGTTTCACATCGCATCACCGAAATGAATTGGGACGGTGATAACGTGATGGGAAAAGCGCTTGTATTAGATACCCCAATGGGAAACATTGTAAAAGGTCTCCTAGAAGGTGGTTGTCAATTAGGCGTTTCAACTCGTGGTATGGGAGAACTTGAGGATAAGAATGGGACAGCTCATGTGAAAAAGGGTTTTCATATGGCAACTGTCGACGTTGTACAGGATCCATCTGCACCAGACGCTTTTGTTAATGGGATAATGGAAGGTGTCGAATGGATATGGAACAACGGTGTTATACAACCTCAGGTTATTGAAAAGATTGAGACTGAAATTAAAAAAGCTCCAAGTGCGAACTTAAAGTACGTACAGGAAGTTGAGTGGCAGAATTTCCTCTCGTTGTTAAAATCTAAATAAGGGAGTCAACATATGACTGATCAAATCGAACAGGATGTTGAGCTTACCAATGAAACAGAGGAAGCTCTATCCGAAAAGAAACATGGGGGGAAAATTCACGCTGCCCATGATCCTAAAAATGCAGAAGCTCAGTCTTTAGCATCTACAGACGCTGCTGGTGAAGCTGGCCCTACGGCCAAAGAACCAGGCGGAGCAGGTGGAAAAGCTGAACCAATGCAAAAACTTACAAAAGCTGGCATGATGAATCAAATGATTAGTGCCATGAAGAAAATGAAGAAAGCCGATATGGTCAAAATACATGCAGGAATGTATGGTGAGGCTGTTGAGCTGGAAGACGATGAAGTAATCAATTCAAATCATGACGAAGATCTCAACGTTCTTATTAAGAGCGAAGAGTCTCTATCCGAAGGATTTAAAGAGAGAGCTGCTGTCATTTTCGAAGCTGCTGTAAATTCTAAAGTGAAAGAAGCTATAAAAGTCAAGGAAGATGAAATCGAATCTGAATTGGCCGAAAGAGTAGAAGCACTTGAGGAGCAATATAAAACAGACATCGAGGAAGGTCTTAACGAAGCCAGAGATGGTTTAGTGGAAAAAATCGATGGATATCTAAACTACGTTGTTGAAACATGGATGCAGGAAAATAAACTCGCTGTCGAAAAGGGTTTACGAACTGAAATTGCTGAGACATTTATGAATAATCTAAAAGATCTATTCAAAGAGTCTTACATTCAGGTCCCTGAATCTAAAGTAGATCTAGTTGATGATCTAGTTGATCAAGTGGAATCACTTGAAGAGCAGCTTAACCAATCAACTGAAAAAGCTATGACTATGAAGGAAGATGCTGATAAACTAAGACGTGCTATTGTAATTAAGAATGCGTCTAAGGACTTAGCAGATACTCAAGTAGCAAAGCTTGAAGAACTCGCCGAAGGTATTGATTTCGAGGACGAAGATACTTTTACTAAGAAGATCGAAACTTTAAAAGGTTCATACTTTTCAGATACACCTGAAAAAGCCGTTGAGGCTCAGGCTGCTGAAAAGATAGATGAAGCTTCTGAAGAAGAAGGTCAACCAGTACAAGAAGTTTCTTCTAACATGGAAAAGTATCTGACAGCTATACGTCAAAATTCTTAATTAGGGAGACAAATTAAATGTCTAATTATTACAAAAATCTAACTGAAAAGTGGGCACCAGTGCTCAACGAAGAGTCAGCGGGTGAAATCAAAGACTCTTACAAGAAAGCTGTGACTGCTGTTATCCTTGAAAACCAAGAGGCAGCTCTCGCAGAACAGCGACAAACACTAACCGAAGCTGCACCAGGAAACGCAACGACATCTATCGATCGTTGGGATCCCGTGTTAATCTCACTCGTAAGACGAGCCATGCCAAACTTAATGGCTTACGATGTCTGCGGTGTGCAGCCAATGACTGGACCAACTGGCCTTATCTTCGCGATGAAGTCAAGATTTGGTGCAGGTGCTACAGGTTCAACTGAAGCGCTATTCAATGAAGCAGACACTACATTTTCTGGTGACTCTTCCGTACCAGCAGCAAGTAACTTCCAAGGAAACGCCGGTGGAGCACAAGGTGCAGATCCATCAGGTCTTGGAACACTAGCAGCCGTCGACTCTGCAGGTGCTGCTGCAAACACAGGTATCGGAATGCCAACAGGAGACGCTGAAGGTCTTGGTGCAACTGCATCTACTTTCAACGAAATGGGTTTCACCATTGAAAAAGCAACTGTGACTGCAAAGTCAAGAGCGCTCAAAGCTGAATACAGCTTAGAACTAGCACAAGACCTTAAAGCGATTCATGGTCTTGACGCTGAGCAGGAATTATCAAACATTCTTTCTGCTGAAATTCTAGCTGAAATCAACAGAGAAGTTATCAGAACTATCAACGGACAAGCAAAGACTGGTGCATCAACAGCAAATACAACTGTTAACGGTGTGTTCAATCTTTCTTCAGACGCTGATGGTAGATGGTCAGTTGAAAAGTTCAAAGGTCTAATGGTCCAAATCGACCGTGAAGCCAACACAATCGCAAAAGAAACCAGACGTGGACGTGGTAACTTCATCATCTGTTCATCAGATGTTGCAAGTGCTCTATCCTCAACTGGAATGTTAGACTACGCACCAGCGATGTCAACTGCACTAAGTGTAGACGACACAGGAAATACTTTCGCAGGTGTTCTAAATGGTCGAACAAGAGTATACATTGACCCATATGCGACTGTAGACTATATCACAGTTGGTTATAAGGGAACAAATGCATACGATGCTGGTATCTTCTATTGCCCATACGTACCACTAACAATGGTCAGAGCGGTGTCAGAGAACACATTCCAACCAAAAATTGGTTTCAAAACCAGATATGGAATGGTCTCAAACCCATTCGTAGGATCTACTCCTGCTAATGGTCTTGCAACTGCAAAGACTAACCAATACTACAGAATCTTCAGAGTAGATAACATACTCACATAAGAAGATTTTCACTTCTACACTCTCAGGGGCTCTTCGGAGCCCCTATTTTTTTGTATAAATAAAGTTATGGCACAAGAATATACAAATTACAATTACTTTCAACCTTCACAGTTTAAAGTCCGAATCGAAAGAAAAAGATTCGGTAACCTAGAATTTTATTGTCAGAGAGTTTCACATCCAGGACTAGCAGTTACTGGAGCGCCTGCACCAGTTTCTAGACTTGGAACGTTAGCTATTCCTGGTGATACTTTAAACTATGATGAATTAGTCATGGATGTAATCATTGATGAAGACTTCAAAGGTTACACCGAGATATATAATTCACTTGAGCAACTAACAGTTGCTAGGAGTAGTCAAGGAACGAATGCTCCAGACTTAAATCTACTTGAAACAGATATATATTTGTCTATAATGTCGAGTGCAAATAATATAATAAAACAGTTTAAGTACATTAATGCTATTCCTACAAGCTTAGGCGCAATAAACTTCGAAGCTACTGTAGCTGATACAGATATAGTAACTTTTCCAATAACATTTAGAATTGATTCATTTGAAATACTAACAGTTTAACATGATAAAAAATAATGATGTTCCTTCTAAAGAAGGTTACGTGAAATATGATAAAGATGCTCAGCATATAAAATCTTTCTCAGGAAAGTACAGACCTTTACTTATTTT